CGGAATTTTTGTTGTCTTGTAAAGAATGCCTTTATCAATTTCTTCCTTAACAGCACGATAAACAGCGTCTGCAAGATGAACTTCTTTACTCTTCAATTTCTCGTATTCTTGAAGTAGTTTTGTATAACCAATCTTCAACTCCGAATCTGACGCTACAGTTTCTCCTGTAGCAATGTTTTTTGGCATTTCAATAATTCCATTTTCTTTTCTATATCTACACAGGCCCATTGAGTCGATTGATTTACGACAAGATGAGTCTGCATATCTCTGATTAGCTGTATTGGGGTTGAATTCAATATTGCAACCCTCTGCTCCACAAATTTTCATAAGGATAATTGTAGCACTCTATTTGGCGCTTTGTGTCAATCTGCGGAATTATATTTCCGAACAATTTCTGTTCTTTTTTTAAGAGGTTTTCTAATAGGTTTTGGTCTATTATTCATGTTTTGACGAAGTTTTTCACGGTGCTCTTCACTAGGTCTTTTACCCTCACGGTGAATTGCGCTATGTTCTTGAATAGAGCATAGAAATAAGTTTTCCAAACGATTGTCTGCTTTTACTTCATTAATATGATGAACACTTTCCCATCTGTTTAGATACCTTTCAAGGTAGCTTTCGTACAAAGCTCTATGCTCATATATATAGCCCTTAATATTAGCAGGGTGTTCCGGCATTAGCACACGAACATAGCCTTTATCATCTATATATTTACCACCATTGTAATTGGGGTTTGCCTCACCTAGAGCCATTCTGTCAGTCCATTCAACATCGTCTCGCTTAGATGCCAAAGGTCTTTTAGACATATTATCCCTGACCGCCGATGTCCTCTAGGTACATTTGCATCTTTGATTCACCACAGGGGATTATGAATGTGGTTGGGTTAGCAGCACTATTTCCGCTATCTCTTTGGATTTCAATGTTAAAGATACCAGTACCTGCTGAACCAGAAATTCCTCCACCAGTTGCAATGACATGGCTGTATGTGCCTGTTCCGAAGTACGAAGGGAAAGAAGGTCCACGAACTTGTGTATTGTTAGCAGGTGTTGGCACACCTGCTGAGGCATCAAGGAATGTGTGAATTGGTTGACTAATTCTCCAAGTACATAGTGTTGTTGGAGCTGCAGCAATATTGCCCTGCGTGACTCTTAATATAAAAACAGAATCTTCTTGACCGGGAGCTGCGACTTTAATCCCAGGGAAGTTCAATGTTATACGAGCATAACGGCTTGCTGGTAATGTAACACTATTGTCGGGATTTCCTGACCCTTCATTCTTTAGGTTAATGATCTCATGATATGTATTCATTGAGTTATATGTTAGAGATCCAGTAATCTCTTTAAGCTTGATTAAGCCTCTTGGAACATCATCAGTAGCATCCTTAACCTGCTGAGTGTTCTCTGACATCTGCTGAAGCCTGTCAGCAGTTATTGGCGTTGCTGGTGTCCAAGATACTTGTGTATAATTTTCGTAAGCCATGTCTACCTATTATACACCCTCTAAGGCTTGTATTCTAGCCTTTAAATCGTCTATTTGCTCTTGCTGTTTTATACATGTTTTTAAAAGATAAAATGGTATTTTATGATCATTAAGACCTTCAGGTAAACCTTCATCATCATACCGTACTAAGTCTGTAAGACCAAGTTCCTCAGCCTGCTCTGCAATTACACCAATTTCTTCTGGTTTATTGGGAGGATCTTGACATAATTCATCAATATAATAAAAATTAACAACATCTAGATCAAGGAAAGCATCTACATCAACATCTGCTTCTTTTATATCTTCTTTGAATCTAAGTGATGAGATGGTTGCTCCACATAGCAGCGTGGAGGCACTATTGACATACACAGTTCTTGAACCGGAAACATTGGCAAATGTTTTATCCCATAATGATTCATCTTGATTAATTCTAAAAACATATGCACCGATAGTTGTTGGTGCACCGATAGCTCCAAATTCAGCATAACCACCTGCAGCATCAGAATAAACCTGCCCCCCATAACGAAGGTTGCCAGACATATCAATACCAGTTCCATATAGAATGCCTGTCATTGTGTCTCCAGCTGTAGCAACATAGTTGCTATGACTATGAGGATCCGAAGCATATGAGTGTGTGTGTCCAGTATTTGATTTACCAGCAAGACTTGTAGCAACACTATTCCCATTAATAAAAACAGTTCCTGTTGATATGAATGATGAGGTGATTTCCGTAGCCGCGGTGGAGCCGGATGCCGTACCGATGATATAGATACCACCAGCGCTTTCTCTTCTATTAATATATGTTTCTGTATAATATGGCGTTCCAAAAATTGAACCTACATCAATCCTTGTTTTAATTAAGCCATCTACTCCTAATGACATAGAAGCACTTGTCCCGGCAATGGCATCGCCAAGGCTTGATGCACTCAGCGCTCCGCTAGTAATAGAAAAGTCACCAATTTGACCTCCATCAGTTGCTGTAACTGTTCCAGTAATATTCGCACCTGTTGCTGTCAAAAATCCAGTGTTTGAAAGCGTATAACCACCATTAGTTATTTGACCATTAGCAGCGATGGTTGTAGCTCCAATTGTCACACTTCCAGCTGAGGAAAGAGTGGTACTGCCAGCTGTGATGGTGGTTGCACCAATTGCCCAACCACCGATATTCCCAGAGTTTGATGTGATAATTCCATTTATGTTTGCACCAGTTGCTGTTAATGCTCCAGCTGCTGAAAGTGTATATCCACCATTGGTTATTTGACCATTGGAAGCAATGACTGTGTTGCCAAAAGTCACTGCTCCAGTTGATGAAAGAGTAGTGCTACCAGCTGTGATGGTGTTTGAGCTAATTGTCCAACCGCCAATTGAACCAGCATTTGCAGTCACATTTCCACGAATTACTGCATTAGCGAATTCTGCACTTCCAAAGGATGTTATTGCCCAACCAGCATTGCCGTTTGCTGTTATGGCACCATTAGCGGCAATTGTTCCATCATAATTATTACTTCTAATAACATTATTGACTAAAACAAGATTGGCCGCTAATTCGTTAGCAGTAACTGCGTTAGCAGCTATTTCGTCTGCTGTGATTGTGTTTGCTTGCAACTCAGTTGCTGTAATAGTGTTTGCACGAATTGATTTTCCGCTCAGAAGTCCGGGCGCAAGATCAAGACCTGCTGGGGCTAGAACTTTTGTATTAACAAGATTCATTACCCATTCTTCGAGGGCGGCTTGATTTGCTTGCTGTATTGTTATTCTTGATTGAGAACCTATATACCCAGGATTAAAGTCAAACAAAGAGTATTTATCAGTGCTTATTAGCGTTGAACTTACACCATCGTGTTTATGACCACCAGCGCCAAAAAAGGAGATGGCATTTTCTGATGACCTTTTCACTGTATAACCTTCCTTAAAGTAATTGAGTGATCCAATGTATCCCCAACACTTAGACTATGAGAAACAACCCAATAGTCTGTATCTATTATACCAAGACTTTCTAGGTTGGATATTCTTATTCTATCCCCAATTTGAAGTGTTGGGATAGCAATTGTTTGAATATTAAGCACAGGAACTGGTTCACTAAACTTAGAGATTAGAAAGTCAGCAATTTCTTGGGCTTTTGCCGCACTGTAAATATATTCATTATCAATAACAACTTCTTTAAGACCATACTTCTTGATATCAGAAGACAACTCTGCACTTTGTTTTTTAATTAAATTAGAAGATTCCTGTTTAATTATTGGTGTTCCAGCAATTGCCGTATAGTCTTGTTCGCCAGTCAATACATTGTTTCCTTGTATGAAAGCAAGACCTCCTTCATTTACCGAACTAGAAGCGGCCAATAGGAGTTGAGCAGTGTATGAACTTGTAGAGAATTTAACAATTTCTATTTCTGCTGGCGATGTGTTTGATATGGCAGTAATGAAGGGTTGTTGGATATTAAAAGCCGGTGCATTATCGTAAGATATTTCATAATATCTAGCCTCCCTTACAAGATCATTCGTGTAATGATCGGTAGCTTCCGTATCAAACTGCCCTCTCTCTATCCCCGCAAAACTGTTGGAACTAATTGAAGTATATTTCATAACCTCATCATCAATCTTCAAATATCCGCTTGATGGGAATGGAGGGTCATTAGTTGTTGACACAAGCAAAACCGTGTCATTTGAATCAATATCATCAGTAAGCCTGACAACACCAAGCGTTGCTGGATCTGGTGTTGCTGTCCAGATACCCTGTCTGTTAGAAACCAATGGGTTTTGCTCAGTAACACTTATTGTTATTTTGTTTGATTGCAGTTGAACATTGTAGTCACCAGAAACTATATGACTATTACTACTAATTGTTTTTTGTATACTCGAATGTTGAGTAATAGATGACTCAAAATATCTATAGAAATGATTGTATTGAAACTTATCTTCCTCGTTTGCATAAAACCTTCCAAAATCGGCTAAAGATATTGCATCAACAATTCCTTTTGCGCTTTGATCGTTTCCATATAAATGAGGGAATACTGTTATTGGTCTAATTTGTGTAGAGTACCATCTGTTCCTGATTGTATCTGCATCTAATGCTTTATTGTATATGGCAAACTCATCAATGTAAAAACCTGCGGAGGAGTTGCCTATATTGATATTACCCAACCCGAAGCTTGATGCCGTTACGCTAGTTTCGGTATCCACAAGAACACCATTGTGATAATACTTTAATACCGAATCTTTATATGTGACGCAAATGTGATACCAATTAGCAGTACTAATTCCTACATTTGAGCTGACCACTTTGGTTCCACCACTTGTGTGCATATCAAAACCATGACCCGAGTTGTTGTAGAAAAATGAAAAACCATAATTAACAGATGACACAGATGTTTTACTGGTTAGATATGTACCATCACCAGTGAATGCTCCATTATTAAATCTTACATAAAGTTCATAAGTAAATTCATTTGTATATTGAGATGAAGTGGAGTCCCCTAAATTTAACGATTCATCATAAGGAATTCTAATTGACGAGGTTGCCGATAGAAGTACCGATTTGTTATCTGGCTCAGATACTAGTCCAGAAGCAGTATCTATTGTTGGACTACCTATATAAAGACCATTATTGCGATAGTGATTTCTATTTTTAGCAGAAGATGTAAATGTTACATTTCTACACCCAGAAGAGTCTTCTGCTACTACTGTTCTACAACTAGCAGTTGTAACGCCTGCATAAGAGCCACCAGAAGCTTTTTGCTTTAAGTCTAAGGAAAAAGCGAACCCTGAACCAACAATTCCTTCGGAATGGTAGAATTCAATTCTAATCTTATAGGGGACATTTGCATCAAGATCAAGATATCTCCCCATATAGTCATAAGAAGTTAGTGACCTAGGCGAAGATGTTGGAGCTGCACCGTTCCAGTAATCAATAATAATTGTGTCATCTAAATACATTCTCACACCGGAACTTGCTGTCAATAATTCAAATGATTGATTTCCACTTGCTGTCGGGATGTAATAGCCATCAATTACGCCATTAAAGTATTCACTATAAGTATTGCTATCTTTTGTAAATGAAAAATTACTTATATTTACAGCCAATGCTGTATTGGAAGAAAAACCATTTACTGATGTACTAACTGTGGAATAACTTGTATACGAAGGAGGGATGTATGCTTTTGAACCCATTGCTTTGTCATAATCAGACAACTGCACATCTAAAGCATCTGCTTTAATGTCCTTAACTTCATTTTCTTTCCCCGATTCAATCTTCCATATCCTCGCCCTCAATCCATTCCCCGGAGTTACGGCATCTTCGTCTCTCCAGATAGGTGATGAAAAAGAATAAGAAGCTATTGCATTCTTTTTGCTGTAGAGGGAATAGGGAACAATCTGAGTAAATTCATTCTTGGAAATATTTGTCTGCATTAATAGATTTTCAACAGCATCGCCAACTGTTAAATTTTGCAAATAAAATCCTGTTGTAATCTGTTTTTCAGTCAAGAACTTTGTTTTATCAAGGCAACGGACAGATACTTCCATCGAACTTCCACCAGACCACTCATCTATGTAGAATTCCCCACCGTTAACATATTCGTATGGATCAACTACGACTACTGCGTTTACAGAATGAGATTTTGCTGTTGTCCCTGCGTACCCTCTTTCTACAATTGTAACAACCTTATCAGTTCTGGAGGAGTAGAGAACGACTTCTCGGCTATCAGTTTCGGGATCAATAATTGCGGTAAAGTAGTTTGTACTATTGCCTTGAGGGAAATAAGATGCATCACTCAAAGTCATACTTGTTACTGATGTATTCATGGCGACTTTCAATTCATTTGATATTTGAATCTCATCAGTTTTTATAATCCTCCAGCCGTTATAAATATTTACTTTCAAATCTTTTTTCATATATTTACCATATGTTGATGTATCATCAAATGGATTAAAAATTTTTGTTGTATTATCTAATGAAATTGATGCTGACGATGAGCCAGTGCCGGCGATTGGGATTGAGTTTTCCCATAATTCTCCAGTTCTATCTATTGAATGGGATACGACATAATCCGTAACATCCACTTCATACAGAGGTATTGTTTCATTTATTCTTGCATTGTCTTGTTTGTTTTGAGTACTATAGATTGTTACTCTTATTTTATCCACCATATCTGTCACTGCAGAGGTCGGCAATATATGGTCTTTATAGTATTCATCTTTTCCAATTGTGCCATTTGATGTATGGAACAATGAATAAGTATTGTTATAAAAATCAACTTTATAACAACTTATTTTCCCATAAAATTCTGATGTTACTATTCTTACTTTGTTAACTTTTCTTTGAGTAAAGCTGTACTCCACATATGGATTGGTTGTAAAAGAATAACCACCATCGACATAGGCACTATTGGTTGAAACAGAATTTGATCTCCAGCCAAATTCATAATTGTCTGACAGGTCGTTTGGCATTGCATGCCAATTGCCATCAGCACGAATAATTTTCCCATTAGAATCTTTTTCATTTGCAATAGCCCAAGTAAATGCCTGTCTTTGCAAACCATTGACAGACTGCTGAGGAGTGAAGAAGTATCCGCAAAGAGATGTATTGCCTGCAAGCTGGTCAGGTCTTGTCCCCTTTGTGTTGGATGCGTATGAATCATTTGTTGCAATTGTTAGATTATCCAAATGTCTACTGTCAAGGAAAGTGATTACAACTTTTGGTTTGACCTTTTGAGCATAGGCGTTGATTGCACTTTGGAAGTTTGTTGATAAAGTTTTGCCATTAATATCTTTTGTTAACATTAAACCTCCTCCAAATCCATACTGCAATTCCAGAAGTATACGCCAGAATTCAAGTCTCTTCTTACGAGCTCTTCGTCATATCCAGTAATGAATACATTGTACTCTGTTTCATCCAAAATGTCTTCGGGGTCTTCGCCGTATGACAAAATAGTTAATGTGTGTAAATCTGGATCTATTGATTTGTCTTTTATGAAATTTCTTGCAAATCTTAAATCAACAGTCTGTTCTCTTTCTGAGGGCAGCCATTCCCAAGATAGTTTAAAACTAACTCTCCCAGCTTTGTCTGGGTTCTTGTAATATCTAGATTTAGAAGCATTCCAATTCTTTTTTTCAATAAAATTAGGTTTAGTTGAATTACTATATTTACGATTCTGCCCAGTCAATGGTTGACCGTCTAGCAGTAATAAAGAGACAATTGACCCAGGAGTGCGAGTATTGGGTGTAAAACGCAGGAGATCGGCAATGAGAAGGGTTACAGACGATGATAGAGGGCCTGTGTCAAGCACTCTAATTGTCCCTAAATCATTTATATTGATACTTAATAATTGAGTTAATATCGAGCCAGCGAATTTTATCCTTCTACCAGCAACTACGACATCTGCTGAGCCAGATTGAGTGCTTGATGTGTGGCGGATTCCTCTTGCAACAGCAGAGGTGTCTGCCGACCCGGATGGAGTCGCTGCGGCTCTAGCGACTTTGAGGGAACCACTTGTAACATCTGCAGAACCAGCGAGATAGGCAAAAGATGAAAATCCCTTTGTACTGGCTGAGATTGTTACAGTCGTAGCATCTAGTGTTGCGCTTCCAGATATAATCTTCCTTGCTACAAAAGTAATGTCAGCCAGACCAGACTGTACATCAAAGGTTGCACTACGAATTCGACCACCTTGGAATGTTCCAGTTACTTCAATTGTTAAAGCGCAAGATATTCCAATTAATGGTGTGCCGTTATAAAATCTTATTCCGGTTAATTGTTCGTTTATCTGCTTAAGAGGATCTCCGTCAGCCATTACGCTTCCTCAACACTTAGACTAACCGAGTAATAATCACAACCAGTAGAGATATCCCTTCTTATTAAATCCTCTGAATAATCCTCAATATAAACATATATCAACTCAGCCGGTCTTGCAGGGTCAAGTTTTATTGACATCGGTATCTTTGATCTTGTTGTCAAGGCTAAATCTTTAATATAATCTCTTGCCTTACGATTATCAATTGTATGGGAGGCTAAAGAAGGTAGCCATTCCCATTTGAAAGAAAATTTTCTCTTAGATGCTTTTATATATCTTTTTCGTACACCCTCGTCTAATTCAACATCTGATGCATTCAGGACTATTGAATCATTAATCTTGCGACCCTGCTCCGTCAACTCTTGTCCGTTAAGTGATAAAAAACTTATTACTGTCATTACAATCCTCTATTAATACCATTATAGGATTTTACAACTCTAGATTCAAGTCCAGCCTGTTTTTGATTAGCTGGTACAACCTTAACATTATATTCCTTCATCATTGTGTTGAACCATTCCGTTTCCCCAATAAAGTTGTCAACATAGAAGTTATAGTTGTGATTAGATTCAGAGGTTGAAATCTGTTGTGATGAACCAGAGTTTGCAATCTTTGAATAATTAGCCATTGGAATATTGAGGGAAGGAACTTTTGGTGCATAGATTCCCTTATTCATTTGGTTAAGCATGTCCAATCCGTACTTATCGACAGCCTTCTTTCTGATTACAAATTCTCCACCATGAAGCGTTGCAGGGATTCCCATATTCATAGGACCAAATGTTGGACCCCCTTCTCCGTACATCATCATTCCACCCATACCGTATTTCATCTTTCCACCATTTGCATAGGGAATTGAGCCACCCTTAAATGCTGAAATCACTTGAGTGTATTTAATATATTTTGTAGAGTCCTTATATTTGCCATTGTATTCCCCTTCACTGACGCTAAAGAAGGCACCACCTGTTCTTGCTCTTACGAAATACAGTGTCTTGGAACCATCACCAGCGCCTGCTGCTGTTTCTTTTGCATCAGCAATTGCCTTCTTCATAGCAGCAATGCCTCCAGCTCCCGCTTCTGCAATCGCTTTAGCAAGAGCATCCTTTTGAATTTTTGCAAGTTCGTCATTGATTCCAGTTACAAGTTTTGCAGCAGCAGCAGCAACGCTTGCTTCCTTGCTCTTTGCCTCTGCAACCATCTTTGCAGCAGCATCTGTAATTGCTTGCGTAAATATTGAGGATGTTGTTTCAGGACCAGTTCCTGTTGTTTTCTCTTTAACATAAGTATTTACAGCGTCAAGA